GGACTCTATGGCGTCGAACTGGTAAACGTCGTTCGTGGCCAAGCGTCTATCGCGGCGCTGGGCAAAACCGTCAAAGCGCAGCCCCTCTAATGCCCTCGCCTAAACGCTCCGTCAGATTCCCGGCGCTGCCCAAGACCCTCATGGCCCCTGCCGGAGAGGTCACGGTTGTCCTGTCGCCCAAGATCAAGCACCCCGATGGGGATGAGTGCTGGGGCATCTGGGACGAGGCAACGCGCACCATCACGCTCGACAAGACCGCGACCAAGCGGCACCAGTGGCGCGTCTTGTTTCACGAACTGTGCCACGTTGCGCTGGACGACGCCGGACTCTCGAACGGGATGAACTACGAGCTAGTCGAAGCGGTCTGCGATGCCATCGCCAGCGCCCGGGTACGGGAGCGATTCGGCTGATGGCCGTGAAAGCAAAGCCAAAGGGCGGGACGAGCGAGGCGGTCGTGCGCCTCCAGCGCCAACACCCGGGGCAGGTTGAGATCGTTAACCACCCCGCACGGTTCAAGGTCGTGATGTGTGGGCGCCGGTTTGGGAAAACGCAGCTTGGGGTCCGGAAAGCCTGCGATGTGGCGCTGGCGGGGCATCCGGTGGGCTGGTTTGCGCCGACGTACAAGTATGTGCTGGAGGTCTGGCGCGAGTTGCTCCAGCGGTTGCAGCCAGTCATCAGCCGGTCCAACGACCAAGAACGCCGGATTGAACTCGTAACGGGCGGCGTGATCGAAATGTGGACGATGGACACGCCGGACCCGGGCCTTGGCCGTAAGTACAAGCTCGCGGTAATCGACGAGGCGGGGATCGTGCCGGAGCTACTGGACCTCTGGCAGCGAGCCATCCGCCCGACACTGGTAGACTTGTCGGGGCACGGGCTGTTTTTGGGGACGCCACGAGGGCGGCGCCACGGGTTTGTCGTGCTGTTCAACCGGGGGAACGATCCGAATGAGCCGGACTGGGCGAGCTTTCGCGCTAAGACGATGGACAACCCGTACATCCCGGTGGAAGAAGTCGAAGCGGCTCGCCGTGAACTGCCACCGGAGGTGTTCGCGCAGGAGTTCGAGGGGGTCCCGACCGACGACGGCGCCAATCCCTTCGGGTTGGACGCAATCCGTCAGTCGGTGGCGCCCCTCAGCACCAACCCCGTCGTCGTCTACGGCGTGGACTTGGCACGTTCGCTGGACTTTACCGTCGTCGTTGGCCTAGACGCCTACCGGAAAGTGGCCTTCCTCGACCGCTGGCAGGCGCCGTGGGCCGCGACGAAGGCCAAGGTGCGAGACATTGTCGGCCAAACGCCTATCGTGGCGGACGCGACCGGCGTAGGCGACGCGATTGTGGCCGACTTGCAGGTCATGGGGGTCGATGTGACCCCACATGTGTTCACCCAACCCAGCAAGTTGCGCCTCATGCAGCGGCTCGTTGCCGCGTTTCAGGGCAACGAACTCCGCATCCCGGACGGATGGCTGACGTCTGAGTTGGAATCGTTCGAGTTCATGTACACCGCGACCGGCGTCCGCTACGAAGCGCCCACCGGATTCCACGATGACGGGGTCATGGCGCTCGCGTTGGCGCTCTACGGCTGGGATCGGGTGCAAGGCGTGGTCCCCGATGCGCCTCCGGGCTTGCGCCTTGTGACGGATGACCCTAATCTGAGTGTGGATAACTCCGGTGGATATGTGGATAACACGCGGAGAGCGGTCTCTGGTGACTTTGTATCGCAACTGCCGGGAGGATGGTGATGAAGAAGGCCGAACGTGGGATGGATGCCGTCATCGCCAAGAGCGAGCGCGGTCCAAAGCGCCGGATGGCGACGAAGCGCAAGGGCGAGATGGGCAAAGGCCCGGGCATGTCCATTATGATCGCCATTGGCAAGCCGAAGATGGGCGACAAGAAGATGCCGCCGTCGAGTGGGCCGTCGCTGGGCGAGGAACTGGACGCCTCGAAGGGCGCAGGCATGCCGAAGGCGAAGAAGATCGCCGCGCTCGAAGAAAAGATCGGCTATCTCAAGGCCGAACTCGCGCTGCTCAAGGGCGAAAGCGACGAGTCGGAGGAGATGGACGACGAGGAAGAATACGAGGACGACTGATGGCTAAGTCCCCAGCATGGCAGCGAGCCGAAGGGAAGAATCCCGAGGGTGGCCTGAACGAAAAAGGCCGCGCTTCGCTTCGCGCTGCGGGGAAAGACATCAAGCCGCCGGTGAAAAAGGCCGAAGCGGCGCAGTCTGAGACGAGTGCCAAGCGCCGCGTTGCGTTTTGCAAGCGGATGAAGGGGATGAAGCAGAAACTAACCAGCGCCAAGACGGCCAACGACCCGGATTCGCGCATTAACAAGAGCCTTAGGGCGTGGGAGTGTGACTGATGCCGGGAGGAACGCTGAAATCCGCCGCCGTAACCGTGGCGGCGCAGAACGATGCAGCGACCGTGCTGGGTTTGCCGTCAAGCGGCAACGTCGCGGTGCAGATTGTGGGGGCATTGTCCGCCACCATCACGTTTGAGGTGACGGTAGACGGCACCAACTGGGTGGCCTTCAACATGACGCCCTCGAACAGCGGAACGGCAGCGTCAACGGCGACTGCCGCAGGGGCGTGGAGCGCCTCGACGGGTGGATACGCAGGAATCCGGGCGCGATGCAGCGCCTACACCAGCGGATCGCCGGTCGTCACGGTTCGCTACGCCGCACTGTGACCGACGCCCCGCTGGTTGCGCTGATCGTGAGTGGATCGCTGCTGTTTGCGGTCCACCGATTGGCGTCGTCATGGGAAGAAGTGACCCGCATGCGGAAAGAGGTACCCCTTCTGCGACAGGACACGCCGGTCGTCCCGTCTGCCGCAGAAATACCGGACGATCTGGTGGCGGTGGCGATGCAGGAGAACGAAGCGTGGGCACAGGAAGAACTGATCCGCGTGATCCGCGAAAAACACGAGCAATACAAGGACTGGAACAAGGTCAGAGCCGCGATGGGCTTGGGACGGAGAGACTAAGTCATGACAATGCCACCGCTGGAAAACGATGCGTTCACGGGCGCCGTCCTCGAAGATGAGCTCGCCCGGGCATTGGAAGGACTGTCCAACAACCCGCTTTCGCCAAACGAACAAGTCGCTCCCAATCCTCCGGAAGATACGGGCGAACCACTGTCGGAGCGCGAAGCGGCGTTGGTCCGGGCACTGTACGGCTACGACATCCCGCTTGCTGATCCGTCGCTGCGAGATGACATGCCTGCGTGGGCGTCGTGGTGCCGGAGCCTGTGGGATTCCCGGCGCGAAGCCGTGCAGATGCACTTGCACCTCGTTGAACGCAATCGGCTGTTCCGTGCGGGGCAGCAGTGGATTTCGGCGCAGGGCCTTGGCCCGTGGCGCGAACCGTCGCGCCCCCGTGACGCCGCTCGTGTCGTCTACAACATGATGGACAAGGCGCTCGACCAGCGCCTCCAGATCATGATGGACCAGCGCCCGGGATTTAGCGTCACCCCAACGACGCAGGACCCCGAAGATCGCCGCAAGGCGCAGGCGCAGCAGTTGGCGCTAGAGTACCAGCACGAGCAACAGAACATGATGCGCGTGGCGCGAGAGGCGTGTTTCTGGGCGCAGACTGATGGCCTCGCGTTCTGGCATCTCCACTGGGGACCGGATCGCGGCCCGTGGGATGAGCGCCTCGGAGAACGTCCCGGCCAGCGCAAGCCGCTCGGGGACATCGGCTGTCAGACGCTGCGCGTGGAGCAGGTGCGCGTCTCCCCCAATGCGACGGCAACGCAGCCGCCCCATTGGGTCGTCATTCGTGAAGTCATTGCGAAGCAGGAGGCCGCGTTCCGCTATGGCCTCACGGGGCTGGACGCGAGCGCGTCAAGCCTGAACACCGGCAATACGCCGACCTATAGTGGGTCGGAAGGCATTGGCGCGTGGGTGCTGACGCAGACAACGATTGGCGAGGGGCAGCGACTCCGAGACGAGGAAGTGACCGAACGCTTCACCGTCTATCTGGCGCCCCACCCGGATGTCCTCCCCGAAGGACTCCAGATGGTGGTGGTCGGAGACGAAGTCGTGTTTGGCCCAGCCCCATTGCTCTGGGGTGTGATCCCGGTGGTGCCGGTGCGCGATGGGTCCAGTGACCCGTCGTACTACCCCCGCCCGATCATGGAGCAGTGGATCGACCACCAGATGCGCGTCAACGCGCTGCTGTCCAAGTGGGTTGAGAACATTCGCGTGAACGCAGGTGGCCGCTTCCTGACGCGCCCGAACGCGATTGCCACCGAGACGTTCATGGGTGGCGTGACTTCCATGATCGAAGTCCGTGGCGCTGGTAGCATGGGCGACTCCATCCAGCCGGTCAACGGGTTCTCCGTGGGCAACGACGTGAAGGAAGCGTTGGCCCTAGAGCGCACCGCGTTTGAGAACGCCAGCGGCTGGAACCAAGTCAGCCGAGGGCAGACGACCGGCGAATCGGGCCGTGCGATCATTGCGACCCGCGAACAGTTGGAGCGCGTGTTCTCGCCGGTGGTGGCAGCCGTGGCGATGGCGTTTACCGACTGGGCCAAGGTCACGCTCGCCGGAATGGCGTGGGGGTACGACGTCCCCCGGGCGCTGGGTGCAGTCGGCAACGGACGCCCTGATCTCGCCCGAGCGGTTAGCTCGTCAGACTTTGATGGCCAATCGGATGTGCGCGTGGAGCAGGCGTCCATGATGCCGATGCCGATGGCCTTCCGCATGTACCTGCTGGACAACTGGCTCCAGACCGGCGTGATGGACCTGAAGGAATACCGCCGCCGCCAGATGTTTGCCGTGGCCACCAACATCGCGTCTCCGGACGACGACCAAGAAGCGCGAGCCAAGCGCGTGGCCGATGCCATTCGCACGGGGACCGTGGTGCCCGAGATGCGGTGGCAGGATAACGAGTCGATTCACCAAGACGTGCTGGAGCGAGAGATTCTCCTACAGGACGACTTGGATCAGACGATCATCGCCCAAGCCCAAGAACGGTGGACCGCCTTGGCGAATCAGGCGATGCAGAAGCAAGGGGGCATGGTGCCTCCTGCCCCGGCTGCTGGCCCCGGGCCTCAAGGCGGACCTCCCGCCGCCAGCGTTCCACCAATCCCTACGGGCCAGTTGCCCCTTGCTGCAAGCAACCCTCCGATTGGCGTCGCCCCGCTCATGATGGAAACCATGACGGGCGCGTCCGAAGCGGAACAGGCGGCACGGCAGGCGGACATCTTATCCCGTCAGCAATAGGATCGTTATGACCGCTCCGATCATGGATGTTAGCGCCGTTATTGAAGAAGCTGTGTCAGCGGCGCTACCCTCCCCACAACCAGACAGCGCGGATGTCGCTCCCAAGGCAGAACCGAGTGTTGCCGAAACGGCTACGGACGACGAGGCTGAAGCCGACGTGGCTGATGCTTCCGCTGCGACTCCGGGTACGGAGGTGGACGCGGAGGCTCCCGCAGCGGATGAAGCCCCCGATCTTCCGGAGGGATACGTTGCTGTCCCGACCGTCTCCGAGGGACTGGCAACCGAGTTCATTCTCAAGGATGAACACGGAGAGGTAGAAGTCCCGGCGCTGATCGTGGAGTACAAGGCCAACGGGAAGGTCCGACAGGATCGCTTGGATCAGGTGGTCAAGCTCGCGCAGTGGGGCGTGTACAATCAGGAGCGCGAACAGAAGTTGCAGGAGGAGGTCCAGCAGCACGTCGGGCAGTACGAGCAGGCGCTCATTGAGCGCGAGGCGCAGATCGAACGCCTGCTGACAGACGACGACTTTTTCGAGTCGGTGCGCGAAGCGTTCATGACGGAGAACTCTCCGGAGCGTCGCGCAGAACGCGCTGAGAAGCGCGTGACTGACTTGAAAATCGAACACCAGATGCAAAGTATTAGTGCAAGTGGCGAGCGGTTCTATCACGACGAAGTGGCGCCAGCCCTGCAAATGATTCAGCAGGCACTGCCGACACTGAACACGGAAGAACTTGAAACTCGCTTGGAACTGGCGATGAAAGCGCACTCGGAAGTGGCCCCCAACGGGGTACCATACATTCCGCCGTCACGCTATGACGCCATCCGGAAGTACATCGTCGATGACTTGGCACTGTGGGCGCAAGCGGCTCACATGCGACGGAATCAGCCAGCCGAACAGAAGTCGGCTGAACTGGAACGGGCGCAGGTCGAAGCGCAGAAAGCCAAGCGCGTCGTGGGTCAGAAGCTCCAGCCAGTCGGCCAGCCGGGGGCGACCCCGGATCGTCAGGCAAAAGCGAAGCCCATTGTCTCTATCGACGATGCCGTTGAGAGCGCCCTTTCCTCGGTGCTTTCCTCCATTCGTTAACTCGTAGAGGTCTTTTACCATGCCTGCACCAACAGTGATTACCGATGCGGAACTGACGGGTCTCCTGAAGAACGTCTATTCCCAGTACCGTGAGAAGGTTCAGAACCTTGTCACGCCGCTCCTCGCCCAGCTTCAGAAGGCGAAGGCCGGTGGCCCCCGCAACATGCGCTGGGGTGGCAACAACGTATTCTTCGACGTGGTCGTTGGGCGTCCGTCCGGCTCCACGTTCTCGCAGAGCGGGTACTTCCCGCCCGACACGACGGCCTCTGAAGTGCAGGGTAACGTCGGCGTCGTCCGTGCGTACACCACGCGTCAGATCGACGGCCTTGCGTTCGTCGGCACCCAGAGCAAGGACGCGGCTTTCACCACCATCGCCACCAAGACGATGGAGGAAATCAAGGAAGCCTCGACCCTGCTCATGCAGCAGGCGCTGCACAACAAGGCGGACGGCGTTGTGGCGCTGATCGGCACCGCCTCGACCACCACGTCCATCATCGTCTCGTCGCCCTACGGCGTCAGCGGCGCTGGTCAGGGTGGCCTGCTCCT